AGTCTGAATAAACTTAACGTCTCGTAACAACGAAGCAATAATCTTAGACTGAAATGATGTTCCGAATTGTGTTAATGTTTCACTCATTTGTTTTCTCTGCATAATGATTTAACTGATTAAAGTTAGTTAATAACCAACTATTAAGATTAGGAAGAGCAGCATATAATTTATCTTCCAAAAACATTTTTTGAAATTTATACTTTATTAATCTATTGATTGGTTCTCTAATCTTCTCTTGTATTTTTGTTTTTGTAGAACCTGATATGTCCACTTCTGATAATTGCATCAGTTTATAGTTCAGTTCTATAACATCTTTTGAATCTGGTAATTCTGTAATTACTTCATCTATATTAACTATACGATTCTCACTTAAAAACGGTAATTTTTTTTGAATTGTTTTAAGACCTAGTCCTCTTACACCTTTGATGTTGTCGGATTTATCTCCGTCTAATACTCTGTACCAAATATAGTTATGAGATGAAATACCGAACTCATCTAAAACCGTTTGTTCATCATATAACTTTTTCTTAGTAGGACTCCATATCTTGATTCTACCATTAGCTAACTGAAGAAAGTCTTTATCAGTTGACATAATTGTAATCTTTGACTCTGTTAAGACTTGACGACATACATAACCTATCGTGTCATCAGCTTCGATATTGTCATAAGATAAAACCGTTATAGGTAAAGTGTTAAGATACTCAACGACTCGTTGTAACTGCATCATCATATTTTGTTTCTCATCTTCTTGAGAAGCAAAATCATACGTACGATTTACTCTGTATTTTGTTTTTCTGTTTTGTTTATACTCAGGATATAACTTTCTACGGCGTGTAGACCCACCTTTGCCATCAAACACTATGACGACTCGGGTAGGTCTAAACATATTAATAGCGTAACCTATACTTCTTAGAAAACCAACTATTCCACCAACGTGAATACCATCATCGTTAGTAGTTGGTATAACACTAAACACTCTAATAAAAGTATTTAGGCCATCTATAACAAGTACTTTATCATCAGGATTTCCGCCGTCTAAAGAACCACCCTTCTTCTTGATTTCATCAAGTATAGAAAGATACTTTTTATTACTCACTTAGTTCCTCTTCTACGACCACATCATCTATACCAAAGTTCTTTTCGTATTTGAGAATAACCTTTTCACATATTAAGTTGTAACAATAGGTTCTAAAGTCTTTATCTTTGAGTTGTTCACCCCAATCTTTAGATTGAAACTTGAGTTCTACTCCTTTGTGATTGTCCATTGTGTACCAAGCACCTGCTTGTTTAACAAGTCTATGGTCTTTCATAACTTTCAACCAACTACCCTCATCATCAATACCACTTTCAAAGTAAAGTTCAAAATCAGCATGTCTCATAGGTGGACCAAGTCTGTTTTTAATGACTTGAGCTCTCATCTTCATACCGATAGTATTGTTCTTTTTATCTTTGATTTGTCCAGTATTCTTCAATCTAATTCTTGTTGAAGCATGGAATGGTAATGCTTTTCCACCACTTGTTGTCCAAGGGTCTCCAAACATCACTCCGAGTTTTTGTCTGAGTTGATTCGTGAACACTAAAGCTATTCGTTGTCTTCCAATCATTTGAGTAATCTTTCTCATAGCTTTAGATATGATGATAGCTTTTGAAGTAGCGTAACCATCTTTATCAAACTCGGCATCCATTTCTATTTTTGTCGAAGCAGCGGCTAGTGAATCAACCAAGATAGTAACTAATCTATCTTTATCACTTTCACGAACCTTTGCTGTGATTTCTTCGATAGCTGAAAAAATGTCTTCTACCGTTTCTAGGTGTAGATACAACATACTCTCTACATCAACACCGATTGATGATAGAAATTCTGTACTGACAGCTGTTTCAGTATCGATATAGACAGCAACACCACCCTTCTTTTGAGTCTCAGCAAGCATATGAGCTCCTAGTAATGATTTACCACTACTCTCAAGTCCATTTAACTCTGTAATTCTACCGACTGCAATACCACCATCAGGTTTGTTTGATATTGCTAAGTCTAACATTGTAGAACCAGTAGACACAAAATCTTTTATATCAGTAGGTGTTGTATCTGTACCATCCAAGAAATATGCAACTTTCATATCCTTGAATTGTTTATTTAAGGTATCGGCTAAGACACCAGCTAATTCGTCTCTTGTAGACATATTTTTCTCCAATTAAGTGTGGGTGATTGTCGTGAGATAACCACCCACGGGGTTTCATTTAGCTATTGAACAAATCATCGAATGCATCTGAAGTCTCTTTGGCGTCAAAAGATTTCTCAGCAGATTTCTCAGCCTGTTTAGGTTGAGATTCTTCTGTTGAAGTTTCACCTTCAGAATCACCAGAAAGATAATCATTCAGAGCTTGAGTCAATTCATCATAAGATTGTTCCTGATAGATTTCAGTAATATTCTTTTGTGATTCCTTGATTGTTTCAAGCACAGAAGCATCCTCTGTAATTGGAGTTTGATTAGGTTTTACTCTAATTGAAGTCGAAGGGAAGGACTTACCTGTCTCTTCGGCTGTTTTGAACTCTACAGCAACATCACGTCCGCTTGTAGCATCTGTAATATCACCATAGTCTGGGTCTGCTATAATGGAGAGCAGTTCTTGATAAACCGTCTTACCGAATCCCCAAAATCTAACACCTTGTGATTCCTCACCTCTTACGATAACCGGAGCAAAAGTTCTCATTTTAGCTTCGATTTTCTTTCCGAGACGATAATCATCTTTTGAACCTGTACCTTTGAGTTTTGAAGCAAACTCCTCGATTGGGTCTGGACGACCGAATGACATCGGAGAAAGATAGTTCTTACCTCCTAAGTCGTAATGAAAGTACAATTCAATAAAAGGATTGTCTTGATTGAACTTATAAGGAACAATTCTAACCAGTTGTGTTCCTGGTTGAGGTTTCCATAAGTTTGAAGTTCGTGTTGTTGTAGTCTGAAGTTGACTAAGACGATTCTTGATTGCATTTAAATCCATTAATTATCTCCTATTTTTTATTCGTTAATTAGTAATTGTTAATCAAGTGTAACCTTGATACATCAATAAGTATTGTATTGATTTTTAAAATACAATTATTTTTTATCTTTTGTCCAAGTTTTTGTATCTACGATTGAATAGATACGTGTTGGTATTTTATTAAGTCCATTTTCATTTGTCAATAGTAAGCTGTTTTTGTAGTTCTCCCAATCGATTGGAAATGATTTATCTAACTTCCCACCGTTTAGTTCACGAATCAAATCATTGAGAGCATTAATTGTGTATAAGGTGTTCGTGTTCTTTTTTCTATGGAGCGAAATAGTATCAGGAATCCCTTGCATAAAATCTTCATCGTACTCTACATTATAAGTACAGATTAATTGATGATGGTCATTTTCATTTTGAAATACGTAAATCTTATCAAACACAATATCATTACAAGTTATAATAATATCAATAGTTTCATTGAAATGATTTCGTTTAGTAAATGTGCAAAGTAATTGTGTTTTCATTAGCTAATCCCCAGTCTACGTTTTTCTTTATCACTAATTTCAGGTTCAGGTGGATACTCTTCTTTATTAGCAGTATGTAATTGTTGGGCAAAATCTTTAGCTATTTCAAATTCTAATCCAACACTTGAAGCATAACCTAATCCTTTTTGTCTAACTCTAACTTCTGATATTTTTACTTCTTTTGCAGGTGCTTTACTCTCATACACTAAATAGTTGTTACCATCTTCATCTTCCTTAATAGTTAGACCTGCTTTAAAATCTTCATAATTATCAACTCCAAATAGTCTTTTTAATGTAGCTGGGTCTGCAGATAATCCACCTATTGCCATAGCCTCTTCACCTTCAATCATAGACTTTAAAGGTAACTTTTCAGCTAAAGCATTCAATAATCCCTCTTTAGCTTCCTCATCGTCAACTAAAAATTGAACCGTGTCATTTTGATATCTTTTAATCGAACCCTCTGGAAATTTACCATCTTCTCCTTTTGCGTAACCAATTTGTTTATTTAAAAAATCTAAAGCTTCTTTATCACCATTAGCCGCACTTATAGCTGCATGAATTATCATACCTTTTTTAAATCTATCTTGAGCTCCACTACCAAACTCGTCTTTAAATCTAGTTGAATCAATAGGAGGTGGTACTTCCAATTGTTCTAAAGCTTGGATTATTTTTCTACCTGACGGGTTCATCTCCCATTCACCTTTTTTATTTTTACGAATGACACCTGTAGCTACAAGTGTACTTCTTAATGCTTTATTTTCTTTTTCGAGAATACTACCTGTTAATAATTTAGATTCATCAACATCTAATGTTTTTGCTTTCTTACCATATTCAATAGGTCTTTCAATCTCACCTTTTTTATACTTTTCTACATCAGCTTCAGGAGGTACATTTGATGACCATTTTTTAATTTCTGTAACTGCCCCGTTGAACAATTTAGCTACTGAATCCTTTTTTAGTGAAATTTCATCTAAAACATCTTTACCATCAACTTCTATTTTTGCATACATATCACTTGAAAAACCTTTATTATTTTCATAATCATCGTTACCTAAAGCATTAAATTCTTCTTTTACGTCCCAGGCTGTATTTTTTATTTTCCAATTACCCTTACCATATTTTTTATCAAGTCGTTTTTTAGTTACCGTTCTTACAGCTCTAACAGAATCTAACCAATCTTTAGTAACAATTGGTTTTGAACCTTTAGGATATTTTTCTACTTGTTTTTCTAAAATATTAATGAACTCTTCAAACTCATCATCGTTCATACCGACACTAGCCATAGTTACTATTTCACCGGCTTGAGCTTGTAATTCACCAGCTCCTACACCTTTTAAAAAATTAGTTATTTTTGTTTTTGAACCTTTTTCACTATTTAATAAACGTGTAATAACTTTAGCATATTTTTTAGGTATTCTACCTGATTCGAAAAATTTCTCTATATCTTCCGTTCTTAACTCATCACTTTCGTTTTCAAATACAGGTTCTATTTCTGGTTGATTACTAAATTCTTTATCATCTATTCCCGTGTCTGTGGTTGAATAGGTCTCGGATTTGGAAGTCTCAACGTTTTGTTTTAGTGATTTGTCTTTTTGATTAGGTTCACCTGATTTAATCTTTTCTGGTTTATCTTCTTCTTTATCTTTTTTAACTTTCTCAATATCATCCTTAGAAGCATCTTTTTTTATTAATTTTTGACCTCTATCAGGATTATGTTTCTTTACGGTATAAGATGAACCATAACTACCATCTGCTTGTTTTTTCTGTACAATATCTATTTCATTGAGATTTTGAATCAACTCATCTATGGCTTGATATGGCCAACCGTACTCAACCAGTATTTGAGTTAACTGGTATTGATGAGTTGAGTTTTGAGGATTAGGTTTCGAATTGTGTACTCTATAACTCCACTCTTTGACTATTTTATCGAAATCAGTTATCATATAAACTTCTCTGTTATATCTTTCATTTTGTGATAATTTAAACCCCAACTAACTTTAACAGGATATTTACCATCTTGTTCTAATGTATCCTTTATTAACTTTAAATAATCTAAACCATCATCCATATTAAAGTCAAACAGAAAACTATCATAAGAGTATAAAACCAACTTACTCTTAAACGTATTTATCTTGGGTATTAACTTGTTCAATACCCTCATATTGTTCTCTGTTTCCATAAGTTGAATCGTGTAATTGAACAACTTGTTGGCGTTCATATCACTTAAATTCTTTTTGTATATTCGTCTATTATAAATATCTGAAACAATAAATTCTTCTTTATTATAAGATGTCCATAGTTCCTCGATATAATCATTAACCATACTGAAATATTGATTTGTCTCGATTACTTCAGGTGGAACATAACCATATAGATACTGAAATGATAAACTTTTAGCCTCATCGTAATCTACACCATAAAGTTTAGCCATATGCTCGTGTACTGAACCTTGAGGAAATTCGTAACCTATTTTGTTTGCAATCAATCGTAAGTGATAAGCATCT